ACGCCTTGTCATCTTCAGCCAATGGAGAGAATATTTTTAGAAACTTTGTTAACCAAACAGTTAGCTCTTCAGTAGCTGATCATGAAGAGTTTTTATTTAACGGCGAGAATGACGAACCGCAAGTTGCTAACAGCTCAGGAGGTACCGTACCCCGTAGTACTATAGGAGCAGTTATTGCTACTCCTTTAGCAACTGATTTTTGGAACGGGTCTGAATCAGCAGGTACATTACAGCATACTATTAAGGTACCAGGTAATGTAACCTCGATAGGTACTATTACAGCAGCCGGCTCAGGATACAGTAATGCAAATAATGTAACCGTTGGCTACGCAGGGGCTGGTACCAATCTTACAGTTAACATAACAACAAATTCAGGAACAGTTACTGGTGTAACGATTGGTAATAATTCAGGAGCTAGTTACGCACCAGGTGATGAATTAACTATTAGCGGTGGTGGAGGAGATGCTAAATTTTTAGTTGGTACTACCGATACTCAAAATACTTTTATAGCTGACTTTGAAAACTTACCTGGTCTTCAAGTCGGAGACATTATCGCTACATCAAATAACCCTTTATCAGGAAATGTATCAGTGATGCCTGAAAAAATGAAAGTAGTAAATATAGAACCTTTAGCTGAAGCTCTTTACCCTCCTAGAGTAGTAGGTGGAGTTTTAACTTCTGGTTTGCTTAACTCTGCGCATCCTAAAATAAGGGTATCTAAAGTACCAAAGAGAAAACTGTTTAGAGTTACTGTAGTAAGAGATTACCTCAAAAGGCTTGCTGGTTTTTCTAACAAAGCAGACGGTACTCCAATCGTTAGACTAGCAGGCGATAGGGTTTTTAAAATAGAAGGAAGCGAAGCAGTTCCTGCATCTAATTTATTTTTAGCACTTGACCCAGCGAACGCTTCTTCAGCAGTTTCAGGAGCAGCAGCTAGTCAATCATTTAAAGTTATAAAAACTGATGAAAGAGGGATAGTTCATAATTTTTACACTACTCAAAGCCTTACAGGGGTCTTTAACTAATGAAATAATTAAACTTAACATATTTATAATAAACAAGAAGTCAAAATGGGATACTTAAATAATAGCGTTGTAACAGTTGACGCAATCTTAACGAAAAAAGGAAGAGAGCTTTTAGCCAGAGGAGACGGCTCTTTCCGTATTACTCAATTCGCTTTAGCAGATGATGAAATAGATTACACTCTTTACAATACTACTCATCCTTCAGGTTCTGCTTTTTATGGAGAGGCTATAGAAAGTATGCCTTTATTAGAAGCATTTGCAGATGAAACTCAAGTAATGAAATATAAATTAGCAACTCTACCTAGAGGAACAGCTAAACTTCCTTTAATAGAAGCAGGATTTGCATCGATTACCTTGAAACAAGGAGCTTCTTTAACTTTAACTCCTCAAACATTAAACTTTTTAGGAGCAAATCAAGCTTTTGAATCTAGCGGTTATACTGTAACTATTGCAGATGTAAGACTACTTTCTAATTTTACCGGTGTTGGTATAAATACTGCGGAAGCTGAAAGATTAAATACAACTACTACTTTAGGAACTAGTGTATCAAAAACTGTTATAGGAACATCTATCAACTTAACAGGTACGACAGTAAATACTTTATTTGGTTCTACTTCTACAACTTTAACTAGTAGTATTACTATTATAGGTAGAGATAGTGGAGCTAGAATTAATATTCCTATAACTATAACTAAAGTAACAACATAAATAAAAAGCTATGTCATTTAAACAATTTGATCAAGAAGATGTAATAGTAAGTGCAGATGCAGTATCATCTACGGTATGGTCTTCTAATACCTATACTTTAACATCTTTTCATTCTTCTTCAACACAAGAAGCTTCTACTAGCGGTAATTACTTTTTGAACGTATACGACAAAGCTATTACTGATGATACAGCTAAAGTACAATTTTCTATAGCTTATGGAGATAAAAATGGTTTAGGAGGAGTAAAATTTAATACTAATGTATCAGGTAAAACTCCAACAAGTACAGTTTTCGGGCAATATAGATCACTAGTCCTAGGAGACGAAGAAAGTGATTTTAACTTCGGAGGTATTAACTCTTCAAAAGGTATTTACGTAATAACAGTAGATAGAGCAAGATTCAAAGAAAAACTTTTACCTGGAACTTTCAATTTAACTTTAGCAGGTAATTCAATAACAAGAGTTCTAACTGACGATAGTAATTTATCCTCAACGGTAACATTTACTGATGCAGGTAGAGTATATGAAATTATTTCCGGTTCTAACGGTACATCATTCGATGGAGGTACTGGATATACATCAGGTAATGGATCGTACGGTAAATTTTTACCTGATGTAGGTTTAATAATACTTAACGGTCAAGCTTTAACTTGCCCTAGCGGAAACGGAGGTTTTGGATCAGAAATAGCACATGTTTCTTCTTCAGCACCTTCTTCTGATGGATTAAATAACCAAGCTTTATTTAGTCTTATCAGCGGTTCAAATGCTAGATCGTTTTCATTGAATGCTGAAGAAACAGTTTCTTCGAACTTCGTATTCGTAAGAGTAAGAAATAGTGAATTTAATTATTCTAATAACCCTTCTAATATTTCAGGCTCAGGTGAACTAAGACACAACTCAATGGTTAATAACCCTCAGTCATATATTACTACTGTTGGATTATACAACGATACTAACGATCTAGTAGCTGTAGCTAAACTATCTAAACCTTTGCTTAAAGACTTTACTAAAGAAGCGCTTATTAGAATTAAACTTGATTATTAATGAATGAGTGCTTACAAGAAATTAAAAAAGAAAGACTCGTTTTTAACGTCTTATACTAGTCATAAAGATTACGTAATAAGTTCGTCTGCTCATCAAAAAATATTTGACTTAGCTACTTATATAGCTGTATCAGGATCTTCTACTTTTTTTCCTAGCACTAGTACATCTGTACCTGCCGCAGGAGCATTTCCTCCTTCACATTTTACAGACCTTACTTACAATAGTATTAAGCATCTATATTACTCTAATTTTAACGACCTAGGACATCCAGCTACTTCTTCTTATGAACCTTCTGGTTCTTTATCAGGAAGTTATTACGAAAACTATATGCAAAGTTATTATAGGAAAAACGTAAGAAGAGCTCAAGACAGGTTTACTATCTTATCAATACCTAGAAAACATTTCGGTATCAACATCAAACCCGGTAGTGTACTTATAAAACCTAACAGTACTGATTTAGCCTCAACCTATACAGCTGCTAATACTACAAATGCAGTTGGATCTGGTAGTAATATTGAAGATAATTACGTTGAAGACGGCGATGAAGCTTACGGAACAGATAGCGGCTCTGCTACTACAGGAACTACAGTAGTTGGACCAGAAAATAAATATTATAACCCTTCTATAGATGAATTTATTGCTATCAGAAACCTAGACGGATTCAATTCTGCACTTATAGACGACGGCGAAGGTAATTTAATTATTTCTTCTTCTGCTACTATGGATCCTTTATACAAAAATGTGGTAGTTGGTAATATAATATATCCTCATGGTTTAATTATTATAACCAACCCTGTAGTTGCTAATTATTATGCATACTATTTTGATGGTGAGATAAGATGGTCTAGTTCACACCCTATTTATACATATAACTACAACTGTTTGATTAGAGAGAATGAGTTTAACTTCACTCAACATCCTTCAGCTATTAAAAATGAGACAACAGGTTCTTTAGCTGATAATGTTACTGGTAGTTACTTTCAACCTTACTTTACCTCAGTTGGGCTATATAATGAAGCTAATGAACTAGTGGCAGTAGCAAAAATGGGACAACCCATACCAGTTTCAGATAATACTGAAATGACAGTAAAAATAAAACTAGATATATAATCATGGCAATAAAAATTAGAGCAGATTTAAGTGCAGCGTTAACACAAGTTGAACTAGATACAAACTTTACTGAGTATTTTTACTCATCTTCGGTTAGTGCTGACCAAAAAAACTTATTCTTACACTATACAGGTAGTTCACAACTAGGTATCGCTCATACTAGAAAACATACCATTCCATTGAACCCCTATACAGGTTCAGTATCTCAAGTAGTAGGTAATACAGGAGAAATACAAATTAAGGGTAGTAGCGGATTTAGTTCTGACTCAGATTTCAAATGGGATACATCTAATAATGCTTTAATTATAAACGCCGCTAGTGTCCATTCAGGAGACGGAATAGTAGTTCAAAACGCAAATCTTAGATTAAAAAGTAACGCTTCTCCTAATACTAACTCTAAATTAGTTCTTCACGGTAATGGTGCTAATAAAAGTGGTAGTATAGCTTACAATACAGGAGGAAATGAATCTATAGTATTTAGAAACGAAACTACTACAAGCACTGCAGGTAAAAATAATGTAGAATTTTATTTTAGAAGAATCAGCTCTGCTAATCCAGCAGTAGCGTTCTACGGTAATGATTATTCAATTACGTTAGGATATGCTGATAAAAGTGTTGCTAATGTTAATATCAGCGGTAGTTTATCAATTCAAGGTAGTCAAAACGATGTAACCAGGATGGGTAAATTATTCTCTTTTTCAAGTTTAGCTCGAATAGATAACAACTCAGGTACTAATATCTTACCTGGCAATTCAAGAGGATTAATTTTAGAAGGTCCTCATACAGGCCATGTAGTAATAGGTATACATGATAATACTGCTAACGAAGGGTTTGCAATCATTTCTTCTCCCCCAACTGGTAGCTCTCATGAACCTACTTATAATAATCTAGTAGCATTTTTTGCAGGTAACGGTAATGTAGGTATTGGTACCAAAGCACCTTCTCAAAATCTTCATGTCGAAGGTAATATGTTAGTTACTGGAAATACTGTTTTAGGTAATACAACATCTGACAGTACTCTGATAACCGGTAGTTTAGGAGTAACAGGAAGCTTTGCTGTAAACGGAAACGCTACTGTTGGAGGAACTGTTACTTTAAGTACTTTAGCTAACGCTACTTCAAATAACTATAATTACGTAGTAAGAGAGACTAGTGGTGCTTTAGCTAAACAGGTTGTAGCAGCTCCTATACCGTTAGGAGGTATAATAATGTGGTCAGGTAATATGAATGCTATACCTTCAGGATTTACTTTATGTAATGGCAATAGCGGTAACACAGTAAATGGAGTAACAATCCCTGATTTGACTGACAGGTTTATAGTAGGAGCAAGTAATACTAACGCTAATGCTGCTCCTACAACAACAGTTTCAGGAAGTGCGACAGCTACAGGAGGTAGTACAACTCATAACCACGGAGGTAATACAGGTGCTCATACTCTGACTACTTCTCAAATTCCAGCTCATGGTCATGCTTATAAAGACGGATATTTTTGCGAAATAAACAACCCAGGGTTAGGAAACGGAGGTGCTAAAGATTTCGTAGATGATTTAGGAGCTAGTCATTTTAAAGGTAGTGGTAAAAGTGATACTGATAACCGATTCATATACGGAAGAAATATGACTACAAGCGATACCGGAGGAGGAGGAAGTCATACTCATACTATAGCTACTCAAACTAATGTACCTCCATTTTTTGCTTTAGCATTTATAATATTTACAGGATAGTAGTTGTTTATTAACTAATTTATTACTAAATTAATAGATTATGGTTACTGTACCCGGTTGGACATACAAAGGGCATATAGTAAATGATATTTCTGATATGCCAAAAAATACTTACGGTTTTATATACGAAACTAAACATATACCTTCAGGTAAAAAATACTTAGGAAAGAAAGTATTATTCTTTGAAAGAAATAAAAGATTAGGTAAAAGAGCTCTTCAAGCTCTAAAAGAAGAAAGAGCTAAAAAAGGATTAAAAGGTAGAGTTCCTCTCAAACAGAAAGTCATTACAGAATCAGATTGGAAAGATTATTACGGATCTCATAAAGATATACTTAAGTTAGTCAAAGAAGGCTCAGTAATGGACTTTGATAGAAAAATTTTATGTTATGTTCCTAATAAGAAGCTTTTAACATACTTTGAGTGTAAATACCTATTTATAAATGAAGTACTAGAGAACTCTGAAGAGTATATTAACGATAATATTCTAGGCAAATTTTATAGAAAAGACTTTTAATTATGAAACTAAGAGATATCTTACTAAAAGAAAATAATGAATCTTGTCCATTAGCAACTCAAGATTTAATGCTAAATACTAAAAATAGAGATGCATCTATTAAAGCTGAACAT